AAGTTCTTGTGGTAAGATAGGTAATTCTACATTATCTAAATAAAAATAAGAGAATTTATTTGTTACCCCATCTGCCGTTTCATCTGGGTATAAACTCTTATTGATATTTGCATCTTTGGAACCTCTAATTGCTACAAAATCTATAACGTTCTGATACTCATTATAAATATTAGGATTTGAGAATCTCATACCTGTTAAGTCAGTTTCTATACCCCATACAACTTTCTTCGGAGTGAATGATTTTTTAACAGTTGGTTTCTCATCATATGTTTCAGGAAGTAGGTAAGCGTTCACTACCATAGTGAAAGAAGTTCTAATGATTCTTTCTGAACCTTCTCCTACTTCTTGTTGATTATCAAACGAATCAATACGAGTTCTAAATTTGTACCCATCTTCATTTCCCCAATACCTATCAGTTGCATATTGAAATGCTTCAACTATGGTATTCATATGTTCGGTAAATGATGTCCAAATCATTACCTCATAAGTTACAGTTACATAATCAGGTACTGAAACTTCATATTGTTCAAATGCTTTTTGTGCATTAGGTTGTAGTGAGAATCTTTCGTATCTATTTTGTTTAGAATATTTTCTATAAGCTGGTAAAGTATTTACATCCTTAAATTGTGCTAAGTTTGTATCTCTTTCGATAGAGTTTCTTTTGAACATTACTAAAGGAATTTGAATCTTACCTCTTTGGTCTCTCAGATATCCTTTTGCTCTAGCGTTATTCCATCGTTCAGCATTACCATATAATAAAGGAACTTTAACTTGATTACCATGCTCTTCAACATCAGGTATCACAGTATCCACCATATACTCAGCAATAGTAGTATCTACATCTAAAAGTTTAACACCCTTAGTGTACTCCTTATCTATACCTCTTTGTAATGCTCTATTTGTTTCTTTCTTATTCATTAAATAACTCTCATTTCAGTTTGAATAGAACTTCTTCTAGTCATAAATGTTGATGCAATGATTGAGAATTTCTCCCCACTCTGTCCACCAATTAATTGGTCCTCTCTTACATTATCAATTTCAAAGTATGCATCGTTATGCATTATAATATCTCCAATCTCTGGATAGAATCCTTTTCCTTTTAGAGTAACTCTATTAAATCTAAATTCTACGTTTTGTCCACTATCAGCACCAAATCCTTCATATGAAACCGAAGAATCATCTCTTTCAATTACCGCAGTACATTCAGTACCTTGATAATAAGATTTGTTTAGGGATTCACCATAAAGGTTTGTTGAGATATCTTCAATAGAGAGCTTGAAAAGTACTACTGTAGTTTCAATTACAGCATCTACCAATTCCTTTGAAATAGATTCAAAGAATCTTATGTCTCTATTTAATGCAAATCTTGGCATTTTATCCGGTGTATATCGTTAGTGGAACTTTTCGTAACATTTCTTGCTGATAATTAGATTCGTTATTTCTAATTTCAAACTGATTTTTTCTACTTAACTCTTCTAAGTTTTCTCTGAGTTGTTCAATCAAAGCATCTTTTTCAGTTTGAGCCTCAGCTCGTAATGCTGCTCCATCCAACGATATTTCGGAACCAGGAATAGGTACTGAACTATATTTTTCTCTGATTGCTCCTAATAGTTCTTTAGCAAGAGCAAGTGTGTATTTTCTAATCCATTGTTTACCCACATCATTTATAGATGTATATGGGATAAAATCATAACCAACATTTGAGTAATCTGATACTACATCCACAGTTACATTTGTTGAGTTTTGAATAAATTCATTTCTAACAAAATATTCGAACCATAATTTACCCCCAGTTGTTGGTATTGGGAAAATTTGTAATTTATTATTTACGATATTAAAAGAGTGTGCCGATTTTCTAATAGTATCATTGAATTCAATTGCCTGTATTCTTAATACATCTTCAAATATTGGCATCAATACAAATTGTGCAGCTGGTGAGAATGAACCAAATCCAAACTCATCAATTAAATTAAGAGTTCCTTGTCCACTTACTGAGTAAGGGTCAAAGAATCTATTTACTGCTGGAGTTGCTTCATGGAATACTGTTGTTACATCGATTCGGTTAGCACTTTCACTTACATTAGCGAAAAGAACATCCAAATCATAGTTTTGCTGCCCAGCTACTAAATCAATAGAACCAGTTTTAATATCGGTGTTACCACCTACACCAGCTAAAGTACCATAGGCATCAGAAATTGCTACCAAATCAGGTAGATTTGAACCTTGAACTAATTTTCCACTGTAATTTGAACCTGTTGGATTTCCTTTTAATGTATCTAAGTTATTTCTAATGTTAAACTGATTTACTTGCGAAGCATATTCTGAGGTAGCTTCTTCAAAACAAGCAAATAAACTTTCATCAACCAATTCTACATTTTGAATGGGGTATCCTAATCGTTTTGCACACCAATTAGCCACTTTTGGCGCATCTACTACGAATAATGCATCCGAATCAAAAGTTCCAAATGGAGTATCCCCTGCTGAGAATGATGATGAACCTGGGTATATGTATTCTACTGCCATAAATTATTCCTCTCTTTAGTATCGTATCTATAAATATAAAGAAATATAAGAATAGTGTTTTTAGAAAGGACATAAAAAAAGAGGGAACTTTCGTTCCCTCTTAATTTATTTAATCTGAACTACGTTCCGATTAGATAGACTGTAAGTCTTTGATAAGAACTTTACCATAGTACTCAGGTCTAACCATCTTCTTAGCGTATCTCGTCATAACTCCTCTTCTTGGAGTGAAGTTATTCGGGTCATACACTAATGGAGTCATAATTAATGGTACATAAGGTGCGTAAACTGCTCCTGTTTCTAGGAAGTTTGAACCTCTAAATCCTAACAAGATTTCATTTGAAGTCATGTAAGGGTTTTTGTACACAGTGTATCTATTAGCAAGTGAACCAACATTTGTTACACCAGCAGCGAAAGATGAAGCATCTTTGTCAGCTGAGATAGAGAATGCAGGAATCGATTCTAAAATAGTACATACATCAGGAGAAGCAACAACGAAGTTAGCTCCACCTCTTAAAGTCAATTGGTGAATCTTATTAGATACTTTGTTTAATTTAGTACCTAAAGTTTGGAACCAAGTGTTCTTTTGGTACGCAAGAGCTGAATTACCAGCAGACCAAGATGAACCATCAAATTCCTCACCGATTGTAGCTGACCAGTACTCAGTAGTCAATGCGTTAGACTTTAACATATCTAAGATTTCTAAGTCAATCTCTAATGAGATGTAATCAGATAACATAGAAGTTAATTCAGCTTCAGCATCGATTGAGTGGTAAGCGTTTAAATCCTGCGCTAATTCAGGAGTCCATACAGCCTTTAGTTTTCTAGTCTTAGCAACGATTGCTTCAGACTTTAATTCTAAATCAACTTCAGGAATATCCAAGTTAGTTACAGAACCATCAGTATCTTCAAAATCACCTCTGTTATAATCAGCAGGGATTACTGAATGAGCTACAGCGATTACAGCTGAACCTCTAGCAGCAGTTGTGTTAACAAATAAAATAATATTAGCACCATCCACTTTAGCGAATTGTCCGTATGTTTCACCTGTTACAGCAGCACCTGTTACGATAATAGATGATAATGCATCTACATCAAGAGTATCAGCGATATCACTCTTAGCGATTGTAATTTTCTGGATATCACCAGCTTCAATAGAAGCAGATAATGCACCATCATATCCTACATCAGCATGTGAAGCAGAAGCGAAAGCAGAATCACTAGCAGCAACGTCAGTTGAAGCTTCGTTTACAGAGTATCCGAATGCACCAGCACCGTATAATCCATTCTCAGCTGATTTAGTTTGACCAAATCCAGCACCTACATTAGCACCACCTGCACCACCGAATAAAGAACCAGCAGCACCAGTACTTCTTCCTGCGTTAGCAGTTCCATATTTGAAATCTAGATAGAATACAAGTCCTGAAGGTAAGTTCATTGGTTGTACACTAACGAATTCTTTAGAAGCAATCTCACCAAAGATTCTTCTTACAAGAGGAAGGGCTACACCACTCCACTCTTCACTATTTGCAGCAGCTCCAGTAGAACTTGCCTCATCAAGCAATTGTTTTGCTTGGTTTTCTAAAAGAACAGACATTGCGCCTTGCTCTTTTTCGTTTAAACCTTCTAGAAGTCCAGTTTGTTCCCATTTTCCTTTTAGTTGTCTTGTTTCATTCAACATTACAGATTGTGGGTTCTTTCCTTCCATTAGTTTAGATAAATCAAAATTTGCCATTTTATTTTTCTTTTTTAATGTTAAGTTAATTATTTAATATTAGCCAATTGTTTAAATCTTTCGGCTAAAGTATTTGTGTTCTCAGAAATAATGTTTTTTACTGGAGCAGTTGAAGCAACTGGTTTAGAAGCACCTTCCGATACTACTTTCTTAGTTCTTTTCTCAGTTCCTGTAAAATTCATAGATTCTGCTAACGTAGCGTAAACTAATTTTACTTCTCTAACAGATGATGTTCTGTCTAAGTTTTCAACAACTTTAGATTTTTGCTCATTGTTTAAGTTATAAGCTCTGAACAATCTATTAGCGTATAATAATTTTGCGTTAAGAAGGTTTACTTCGTTGATAGTAGATTGTAAAGTTTTCACAGTATTGTAAGCTTCTTCTAACTCAGTTTGTAGTTTAACTACCTCTTCGTTAGCTTCTTCTTCAGCTACTACTTCTTCTTCCATTTCTTCTTCTTCTCCGTATCCCATTTCTCTAAGGATTTCATCTAAGTCGATTTCATCTTCATCTTCATCCATTTCTTCGCCCTCTTCAGAGTGAGTTTCTTCAACTTCCTCTTCTTCGGATTCTTCCATTTCTGCTTCTTCAGATTCTTCTTCTTTAATTTCTTCCTCTTCTTCAGATACTTCTTCTTCAGAATCCATTTCCAATTCGGAAACTTCTTCTTCATCTTCCATATCCATTTCTAATTCTTTGATGATAGCTTCTAAATCTAACTCATCTTCTTCTTCCATCTCTTCTTCTTCTTTGTAGTTTTCTTCTACTTCTTCTTCTTCGTCCATAGAATCTTCTTCACCTTCGTGAGAACCTTCTTCTACTTCTTCTTCTTCAGAAACAGTTTCTTCTACCTCTTCTTCTTCAGAGACTTGAGCTTCTTCGATTTCGTCATCATCATGCCCTTCACCTTCTTCAATTTCTTCAGACTCTTCGCCTTCAGAAACTTCCGACTCTTCCAACTCATCACCTACTTCTGCAGTTTCTTCTTCAGATTCAGGTCCAAGTTCGGTGTGTGCGTCAGATGCAACATCAGATGGTTCAACTGGAGATTCTTCATCACCTTTACCAATATCACTAGAATCTAACTCTTCTTCCATTTCTTCCTCTTCACCTTCCATTTCAGCCTGTAGCTTCTTTGATAGGATAGATTGTAGTCTTGGAGTAAAAGCTTCTTCTAATGCGATTTTAGCGTTAGCGATAGCAGTTTCTCTTACAGCTTTAGCATC